ACAGCTCCCGAAAAGGAGGTAATCAATATAATGTCAGCAGAGGCTTCCGAGTGGAAAGACGGAGAGGCTTTTGTCACAAACAAAGCATCTTACAAGATGCTTGGTTCAGACGGGATTATTCAGAAATGCCGAAAAAACTATCTCGGCAAATTTGATAATGAAAGAGATGAACTGACGGGCAAGAAGAAAATCTTTGTCCCGCTAACCGAAGATATGACTGAAACGGTCTTAAAGAACATAGACCTAGACAGCGTAGATATAAATATAAGAGCCACTAATCCGAACGGGTTTTCATCAGCCCTGATTTTGAGATACCTGATAAATTACTTTATGAGGAGAAACTACTTCGGAGAGATACTCAACAATCTTCTGAGGCAGTTTTGCGTAGACGGAACGGTGGTCTTAAAGGCTGTTAAAGATAAGGGGAAAATCAACACCCCTATACCAGATATTACCAACTTCTTAATAGACCCGTCAGAAGATGATGTTTATGGGGCTGGCGGAGTAATAGAAAGAAATGTATTAAAACTATCAGAAGCCCAGAAATATCCCTGGGACAATCTGGAATACTTAAAAGGAGACGGCGAGGTTGAAAAATTATACGGAATTCAAAAAAACACCAAAACGCAAGTTCCCTATGTGGAGGTTTATGAAAGGTGGGGAGACTTGCCACTTTATTGTATTACCGGCAAAGAAGGAGATAAAGAAAAGTGGGTTCCTGCCGTGGCTGTAGTTTCTAATCTATTTAAGGAACCTATAGTTCACAAAGTCGCATTAAATAAAAAATCAATCAAACCCTATGAAGAGTGCCGATTTAGAAAGATTATGGGCAGATGGCACGGCAGAGGAATAGGAGAATTATTGCTCCCCCTGCAGAGCTATATCAACGAAACGGTTAATCTGAGGTTGAACTACTCACGGCTCTCTCAGACGGGATTATTCAAGGTGAGGAAGGGTTCTGGCATTACACAGCAACTGCTCAGCTCATTAGCGACTGGCGGAGTTGTGCCCGTGACTAGAATGGACGACATAGACGAAATCAGGAAGTCAGATGTTCCACCATCTTCTTACAGGGACGAACAGCAAATCTATAATTGGGCTCAAAGAAGCGTGGGTGCTTGGGAGGTTTCACGAGGTGAAATGTTGCCATCGTCTATGCCAGCAACTACGGCGGTAATTCAGGAAAAAGCCTCAAGAAGCGGATATGATTTATTACAACAGAACCTCGGCATATTCTTATCTAAAGTATTTGAAAGGCATTTAATCCCGCTATTGCTAGAAACCTTAAAAGACGAAGAAGTGGTTTCAATAGTCGGCTCTCCGAAAGAACTGAAAGAGATAGACGAGAACTTTATTAACAGCGAAATCAACAGGCATATAGTTGGTTCAATGGCGTCTGGCAAGGGGATACCAAAACCAGAGTTTGTAGAACACTTGAAGAAAATGTATCGCGAGAACCTCAAACACTTCCAAAAAACCAGATACTTCAAGATTAAGAAACAACTATTAAAACAATACCAATACGAAACCGAAGTGTTTGTTACTGGCGAGTCGTTCAATAAAGCAGTGATGGTAAGACAGCTAAACGAACTATTGCTAACCTATTCAAGACTGCCAGGATTAAACCTTGATGTAGACGCAGTTGCCAAAGAGGTATTTGACCTGATGGGATTGGGCGGAGCAAGATTTCTTAAGAGCCAAGACGAAATACAAGCAAGCCCCCCGTTAGAGGTTCCAACACCCCAGCAAGCCAGACCGTTTCAGGAAACTGAGATGGCTGGAGAAGCGGGAACAATGGAAAGAACGGGTAGGGGAGGAATAAGATAATATGCCAAAAAGAAAAATACCAATAACGCCAACGCCAATAAAAGAAGACATAAGGGAGTGGGTTAAAAACCCCACAACCCAGTGGATGATAAATAAGATAGCATTGCATCTGAATACGCTAGATACGGTTAGGGACGTTACGATGGAGAACATAGAGATGGCATTGGCAAAAAGACTGGCGATAGAAACGATTGAGAATATATTTTCTGATATTTATGAGTATGGCGATTTGGTTGAATTGCAGAAGAATTTGGCATCAGAAGAAGATAACATATTAAAGAAGTTAAAAGAATTAAAGGAAGATTATTAAAGAAAGAATAATTAAAGGTCGGGCATATCTCCTGCCTTAATGGAGAAAAATAAGTTCTTCAAAAAACTATGGAAGAATACAAACCCGATGTAACCGACTCTGAAGGCGATGAGCTTACGCCTGCAGAAGGAACAGAGGATGTTTCTAAAGCGGATGATTTAGAAGCCCCTTCAGACGAGGATTACTATCAAAAACTTACAGGTAGAGAAGACGTTAAGTCTAAGGAGGATTTTGAGAAGCATTATGACGGCATGAAAAGATTGGTCGGTGACCAAACTATAGCCGAAATGCGTAAGAAAGCCGAAGCCTATGAGAAGATAAGCAAGACTCAGAAAGGGGAAGCAGTTAAGGGAGCCTCCCAAGACCCAGTGGAGGGCAGAGTAGACCGCTTAGAGGATGAACTCAAAGTAGAGAGATTCCTTAAGCAGTTTCCAGAAGCCCAACCCATATTAGGTTCTGTTAGGGCAAAGGCTAAACTTAACGATTTAACTTTTGAAGAGGCATATTCAAAGCCTCTGGGAGATGAAAAATTCTCTATGCAAGAGTTAATAACTTCTAAGTTGGAAGCAGAAAAAGCCAAAGACGAAGAGCAATCTATAGGAGTAAAAAGTAAACCTCGGATAGCTCAAGGCGACCAGGCAGAAATTAACCAGCTTACGAAACAGGTTCAAGAAACCGACAGCATAAAGGCTAAAGAAAACCTGGTAGAAAAAGCCCTAAGGTTATCTGAGTAAAATAGATGGCTTCAGAATTAACTACTTATACGACTAAGGGAGCGGCACGACCGAGTGTATTGCCATTAGTGGAAATATTGACAGCCAAGGAAAACTGGTTCCTTACGAACCTTTCTAAATCCAAGGCTATTCAGACAATCCACCAGACAATGACAGACACGCTCAGGACTGCAGCCTCCCAAGCCGTAGCAGAAGAAGGAGACTACACTAATCTTGAAAGAACAGCCCCAACATTAACGCCAAACGTTGTTGAAATTATTGCTGTTCCTTTCCGTGTTACCAATACTGCGGCACAAACCCAGTATTTCCACGGACAGAACGAATTGGCAAGACAGACAACCAAGGCATTGATTGAATGGGGTAACGCAGCCGAATTCGACTTAGTAAGGTCTACCCTTACTTCAGGAACTTCAGGCACGGCACCTAAGATGGATGGAATATTGACCGCAATCAGTCACGCAAACAACTACACTTTACAGGGTTCTGGAACAGCGTTTTCAGCAACCATCCTGAAAGCATTGATGAAGAATTGTTGGGACAGTTCCAATGGAGACGTGGCAACTGACATTTTTGTCGGTTCAACCCTGTCTAACACTATTGATGACTTCACCAACAAGACTTACAATGTTGTCACGGGAGTAAATGTGAAAGAGGTTGTGATGGCGATTGATGTCTTTGAAACAGGACTTGGAAAAGTAAGAAAGCATACCCACAGGTATCTTCAGCAAGCAGGCGATTCGGCCAATAGAGGCAGAATCTTAGGAGTAAGACCCGAAAAACTTGGTATCGCTTACTTCCAGGAACCATTCATTGACACTGGATTGTCAAGAAGCGGTGACTACGAATCAAGAGCAGTTGTAGGAAAATTGACGCTTGAATGTAAAAACAAGCTCAGCAACTTCTACGCATTAGGCTACACGATTTAGTAGATTACAATTGAATTCCTTGTGTTCACTGGACTGTTCGGCTTTTGTGGGCAATCTGCTTAAGCCGAGCACCAGATTGTCGTTCAGTGAAGCAAATTAAAAATATGTCAATAAAGGAACAAAGAAAAACAATTATAGAGGATTGTTTCAGAAATTATATAACCATTAGCCCGAAAAACTATTCAACGTTTGTGCGTCTTAACAAAGAGAAAAGATTAACCGCCAAAGATAAGTTTGGTTCTGACGGAACCAGCTGGGAAGATAAGTGGACGCATACGATGATACTGCCGGCAGAGGTTGTTATGGCTATCAACAAAAGAATAGACAGAGAAATAGGCAAAGACGAACCCAGATTCTTAGATGCCAAAGGAGAAACAGAATGGTTCAAAAAAAACTTTTTAGAATTTAAAGCATCAGAAAAATAATATGATTTCATTGTGTTTAATCGTTAAACCAGACCCCAAAGAGGCAAAGTTGCTTAAGAATTGCCTTGAATCGGCACATAAATACGTTGACGAGATTTGTATCACCATTACGGGCAAGAATGAAAAAATAGAAGAGGTGTGCCGAAAATACAAAGCAAAGGTTTCTTATTTCAAATGGATAAATGATTTTGCCGCAGCAAGAAACTTTAATTTCAGCCAAGCAAAAGGAGATTGGATTTTCTGGATGGATTCTGACGATAAAGTAAAGGGTGGAGAGAATCTTAAAAACGCAGTCAAGTTATTAGAAGAAAACGGCGGAGATGTCGGAATCATGGAATACCTTTATGATTTTGATAAGTTCGGGAATATTACAGTCCAGCATAAGAAAGCACGGCTTATTAAGAACGACGGCTGTGTTGTCTGGAAGGGCAAGCTACACGAAGACTTAATCCCAGAAAGAGGCGTAACCCAATTTCTGATTAAGGATATAGAAATAATCCACTGTTCAACAGGCGAAAGAAAAGAAGCCGCCAAAGAGAGAAATCTTGGAATAGCACTTTTACAATATAAAGAGAACCCAGACGACCCCAAGAATACCTGGGATGTGGCTAATGCTTATTTGGCTCTTGGGAAACAGGCAGAGGCAATAGAATTTTATAATAGGTTTATACCCGAAACAGGTTCGGAAGAAGAAAGGTTTTTAGCTTGGCAAAGAAAAGCCCACGCCCTAATGGAGATAGAAGAATACAAACACTCCGCCGCTTCTTACTGGGAAGCTATGAAAATAAGACCCTGGTATCCAGACCCGTATCTTGGACTGGGAGAAATGTTTTTCAGAATAGGCGATTATAAAAGGGCAAAAGAATTCTTAATTCAGGGGCTGACCAAAGAAGTTCCAGATATGACCTCAATAGTTATTAACCCAAGAGATTATGACTATAATCCATTACAGATATTAGCAAGGGTTTATTTCTACCTTAACAGGCCAGAAGATGCCAAAAAATGCCTTGAAAAATGCTTAGAGTTTTATCCGAAAAATCGGGAGATTAAAAAAACAATCAATGACCTGGATGAGGAGATAAAGAAGCTTAAAAAGATAGACGAGGTTTATGAAAAAGCCCTTAAGTGTAAAACCAAAGAAGAAATTAAAAAAATAATAGACGAAGTCCCGCTGGAATACAAGAGCCACCCAAAACTGGTTCACCTTAAAAACATTCATTTTATTAAAAAGGAAAGTTCGGGCAAAGATTTGGCAATTTACTGCTATCAGACAGACGAACAGTTTGACCCAGATGTTATTTGGAAACAGGGTAGGGGCGGTTCAGAAGAAGCGGTTTATCATATTTCAAAAAGGCTGGCGGATTTAGGATGGAATGTAACGGTATATGCCAATTGTGGGCACAAAGAAAGAAAGTTTGGCAACGTAATGTGGAAGCCCTGGTGGACATTCAACCCAAGAGACAAGGAAGATGTTTTGGTGGTGTGGAGGCATCCGGCAATGTTTGAAATGATAGAGATAAACGCCAACAAGAAATATGTTTGGCTTCACGATATACTAACTCCCAAAGAATTCACGGCTAAAAGATTGTCTAAGATAGATAAAATAATTCCACTTTCAAAATGGCAAAGAGACTTATTCCCCCACGTTCCCGATGAAAAGTTTATGGTTTCAGCAAATGGGATAGAACCTAATTTATTCAAGAAAAACACAGGAAGAGACCCTTATAGGTTAATCTATACTTCAAGCTATGACAGGGGGTTGGAATGCTTACTGGAAATGTTCCCGTATGTTAAAAAAGAAATACCCCAAGCAGAGTTGCATGTATTTTACGGCTGGGATTTATGGGACAGAATGCACTCCGACAACCCGACAATGAGAGCCAAGAAAAACAGAATACTCCAACTGCTGGAACAGCCAGGAGTTTATGAACACGGCAGAATTCCGCAAAGACAAATTATAGAAGAATACTTCAAGGCTGGAGTATGGGCATACCCCACGGAATTCGGAGAGATATCTTGTATCACAGCAATGAAATCCCAGGCAGCGGGTTGTATTCCAGTAACTACTAATGTGGCGGCACTGGATGAAACAGTTCAATTTGGATTAAAGGTAGACAGCAAGAATATTTATTCAGACAAAGACGCCCAAACAGAGTGGATTGCCGGAATGATTAACATACTTAAAAAGCCCCCCACAGAAGATGAGAGGCAGGAAATGATACAATGGGCAAGAAAGAAGTTTGACTGGGACAATGTCGCAAAACAATGGGATAAAGAATTTTCAAAAAGCCCAAGTTATGTCAAAGATTAAATTATCATTTTGTTGGGACTGGAATAACCCTTGGTCGCAGATGCTGACATGGAAAGACGGACTCTCAAGAGCAATATATTTATTATCACGGGAGTGGGATGTCAAATGTTATTCTATCGGCGAAGATACCACATTTCACCACGATTACTTTCCGATTACACTGAAACCAACCCCAGAATTATTAGCCGAAGAGATATTAAAAAATAAACCAGACGCCATGCTTGTTTTCGGGGATATGACCAGACCGACAATTCCCCACCTGGCACACAAGGGAATACCAATGGCACTATGTTTAGCGGGCGGAACTTTCAGGGATTACGCAGACTGCTTTGATTTATTCTTTGTAGAAAGTGAAGTTTATAAAAACCAGCTGGAAGCAGAGGGCAGAAAAGTAATCAAAGCGTTTGGGACAAATACTGAACTTTTCAAACCTATTAAACAGCCGAAGATTTGGGACGCCATATTTCCAGCCACATTCGCCAACTGGAAAAGACACAATTTATTTACCGAAGCCGTGGGTGATAAGGGGCTGGCTTGCGGACTGATGTATGATACTCACGAAACTGAATGTTGGCAGATTTGCCAAGACAATGGAACAATGATTTTGCCGCACCTATCCCACAGGGCGATAGCTTATCTGATGAATAGTGCCAAGACCTGCGTAATAACAGCAGATAGCACGGGGGGTTGCCAAAGAACGGTGTTAGAGGCGATGGCATGCAATATACCCGTAATAGCGATGTCTGACAGCGATAAAACGACAGAATATATTAAGGGGTGCGGGGTGGGAGAAATAGTAGGCCCAGACCCAAACGCTATCAGGGAGGCAGTAGAGAATTGGAAAAACAAAGAAGTAAATACCCGCCA